TTGGTAGTGAACGACGTTCAGTGGACTTCGTTGAAGCCGATGCAGCCGACCTTTTGCGGCGATCGTCATGATGGGCATCTGAGCCGATATTTGAAGGATGCGAAGGAGGCCGGGTATGTTTGAAACACGCGACTATGAAAAGACCAGCGCAACGAAACGGCCGGCGTCATCGCGTCGACGGTTGGTGAAACTGCCGGGCGAGAAGAAGCACGTCGAGCGATCGGACTCGCCGACGTTCTTCGCTCGGAAGCTTCAGATCGAGAAGATGGAACGTCGGGCGAGGGCGAAGTCACGCAATGGCTGAACCCGTTATTTCAGGCTTTGCCATCCAGTGGGGGCAACCGGCGGTGATCGCAGGCGCGTTCGAAGAAAGATTCGCGCGTGGAGCGTTCGACAAATCGCTCCGCGACTATCCCGACGTTGCAGCGCTATGGGCGCACGATCCAAGCCGACCATTGGGGCGTGTCAGCAATGGAACGCTTAAGCTGCGTTCCACCAATGTAGGGCTTTGGTACGAGTTGACACCCCGCGTCGACGCCCCGCTCGGCCAGGAAGCCGTTGCAATGGTCGGTGCCGATACAGTGAATGAGGTGTCGGTCGGCTTTTCGCCGGAGATTGAGGAATGGGACGATTCCGGTGATCTGCCGCGGCGACTGATTACGCAGGCGCGACTGTATGAAATCTCGATCGTTTTGTGGGGAGCATATGGCAAAAATACCTCCGCCAGCCTGCGCAGCGACAACGCGATGGCTGCACGGCGACGGATCGAGGCCAAGATGCGAGCGCGGGGGATTCTGTGATGATCCCGGTTGAGAACTACCGCGCGGAATTCCAGTGCGGCGGTGCTTGGACGGATTGCATCGTATTGGGCGTAACAAGCGACGAGCACTCCCCAATGTTCCTGATCTCATTCGAGGACCATGAGGGTTGCGAGGCGCTGCTACGCGTTTTGCGGGTGAGGCGGGTGGATGGGCAGTAGTCGCTCACAGGCCGCATCGGCTTGGCATCGCCTTTATGGCACGGCCCGCTGGCGCACGTTGCGCGAATACCATTTGAGCGTCGAGCCCCTATGCCGCTTCTGCTTGGAGCGTGAGATTGTTGAGCCCGCAACGGTCGTCGATCACATCGTCCCGCACAAGGGTGACGTGACGCTGTTCCACGATCCGGACAATCTCAGTTCGTTGTGTAAACACTGTCATGACAGCATCAAGCAGCGCATGGAATTGGGACAGGACGTAGTGACCTTTGGGGCGGACGGCTGGCCCCGGGGGTGATCTTGATCCTCTGGGGCTGGCGCCTTGGAGACCGGTGCCATCCCTTTTCGCGCGCATCCACAATTCAAATGTTGACCCCCTCACTGGAGGCCACTTGGCCGACGATCTTCAATCCTTCCAAAGGCAGATCGGCCAATTGCCGATCAAACTTAAGCGTCAGCTTGCCACCGCCATTGCGGTCGAAGCTGAGCGTCTAGCCGATGCCATCAAGGCCGCGGCTCCGGTCGATACCGGCAAGCTACGCGATAGCGTCAAGGTTCGTCGCACCAAGCGCGACCTCACCCTAGAGGTGACCGCAGGCGGCGACACCACCATTCATGGGACGCACGGACCAGGCGGCGAAGCGGATTACGCGCTGTTCGTTGAATACGGCACGCGGAAGAAGCCCGCGCATCCATTCTTTTATAGCACGGCCCGGCAGATGCAGGGCGAAATCCAGGCGAACATCGCCAAAGCAGTAGAGGACGTTCTCAATGACTGACACCACCACCAATCCCTGCGCCCGCACCATTATGTTTGCCGGCGAGGCTCGCGTATTCAATCTTAATACCCCGAAGACTCTCGCCGCGATGTCAGCGGGCAACCTGCTCAACGACATGCCCCTGGCCATGAAGTTCGGGGGGCGCGCGCCGTTGGAAGGGCAGTATGGCAATACTCCCGCTGCTTGCCTCAAGCGCTTCCTACAGACCGAGTATTCCGTAAGCGATATCGAGAACGTTATCGCGCTCGGCCTGATCGGTGGCGGCATGAGCGTGGATGCAGCATTCGATCTTGTCGCGGAGCACGTCACCGGCAAGCCGCTCGCCGCCAACGCCGTGATTGCGTCGGAAGTCATCTCGGCGCTATTCGTCGGTGCGGCGGAGGCGGCTTAATGGCGGCGCCTGCACTTCGAATTCCTGTATCTGCTGACATCAGCAAGTTTCAGGATGACATGAAGAAGACGACTACCGCCGCATCGCACGCGACGGCGGTGGTGGCCAAGAACGCAATCAAGATGTCCGCCTCATTTCTGGAGGCGCAAGGCGCTGCGGGAGCGGCAACTCTTGCTTTCGGGCGACTGCTCGGTGCGGTGACGCCGGTCTTCCTGGCGGTGACGGTCGTTCGCGACGCCTTCAAACTGATGGCGTATAGCACCGAACTGGCCAAAGCGAAGATCGAGGAATTCCACAAGATCACGGAAGAGGCTAACGCCTCCGGATTCTCGACCGAGTTCTTTCAGCGGATTACCAAATCCGGCAGCCTTGCGCGCGACAAGGTCGACGATCTGACGGAATCGCTGAAGAAGTTTAACGCTGAATCCACGCCGAAACTCGGCGGTTCTGGTTTGCAGAACCGGCTCGATGAACTGACCAAGGCTGGCAACTTCCGGGGCAATAGCGGCGTCGGGTTGCTTGCCGGCGCGAACGACTCTGAAGGCCGGTTGCGGGCAGTGGTCGCGCTGATTGATCAGGCGATGCAGAAGGGCGAACGCCTTGCTGCGATTGATCTCGCTGACCGTGCTTTCGGGCCGAAGGTCGCCGCGGCATTGCGTGCCGATAGCGGTTACTTGGACGACATGCTTAAGCGTGCCGACGCGATCAAGAAGACTGAACTGATCTCGCAGGAAGACCTCGGCCGCGCCGAAGAGCTACGGCGCCGCATGGATGATGCCCAAAAGGTTCTGGCCGACAAGTGGAAGCCGGTGCAGGACGATCTTGCCAAGCTGGGCATGAATTATCATGAATCCTGGGTCAACATCACAGAGGATCTGGCGGCGGCGGTCGGTTATGCCACGTCGCTCTATCAGGCGCTGAAGCAAGTCCCGGACTGGTTCGCGAACCGCGTCGGCAATGCGAGCGTGTGGAAATCACTCACCGACGCAACAGGCGCGGCCGGCCTCAACTCGCGGCCCGCCGATCTGGTGATGAAAGACGAGCCCGGGTTCGGCCAGACAGAGGCCAATAAGAAACTCGCGGCGGCGTTGCAGAACTATCAAAACGTCACCCGCGCTATGCGTGAAGCTACGGACGTTTCGTCGGCAGTGCGGAAGGATACCTCCAAAGCGCCGGGCCAGGATCAAGTTGCGGAAGCCAATGCGTTCGATCGTGCCACCGATGCCATCGGCAAACATATCGCGCGCTTGCAGGCGGATACCAGTGCGGTCGGGCTGGGCACGGCGGCGCAAGCGCAACTCAGGGCCGAGGCCACGCTGACCACGGCTGCGATGCAGGCTTACGGCAAGGTGACGGCGGAGACCGCGGCCAACATCAAGGATATGGCGGCGCGCGTCGGGGAAGCGGCGCAGGCATTGGAGAAGGCCAAAGTCGCGGCTGCGATCGACTTCGGGCGGAAGACCGCCTTCTTGTCCGATACAGACGTGAACATCGCTCGCCAGCTTGCCGGCATTTACGGAAACGACGTCGCGAAGGCGCTGTCATCGGTTGAGGGCAGTGCGGTGCGGGTCAACAATTCGCTGCGAACTGCGAACGATGAAACCGCCGCGTGCGGAAAGGAAGCCAAATGAGTTCAGTTTTCGTATTACCGCAATCGAAGTCGGTCCACATGATGACAGACGGTTTGGTCTATGATCGTGGAGGTATTGTTCAGGCGACCAACCTTGCGAAGGCGCACGCCTTGCCGACCTTGCCAGCGGCTATGTCATGCACGGGGCCTGCATTCATGAGTCCGCTGATCGCCGAGAAGATCGCAATGGAGTTTTCGTCGTTCGATGAGTACATTGATCGCGCTGACGAATGGTTGCCGGCGGTGTTCGACGCCATGGCAGAAAAGCATCGCGATGGCGATGCAGCGTCATCGTTCTACATCATCGGATGGCACGAGCGGGAGAACCGGCCAGCGGCCTATTGCGCCGACCTTTGGACGGATAAATCGTCGCGTATTGAGCGCATCTTAGCGAACAGCGGGGATAGGGACGTTCCACGCGCGAAGTTGATCGAGCAGACCACCATCGCCGGGACGCCGTTGAAACCGGACCTTGTCGTGCAATGCGGGTTTCGCGAGCGCCACAACGACCAATACAATCCGGAATTGGACCTGCTGTACGTCACCGAAGTCGCGCGGCAGGAGCACATTGAGGGCGCGCACTGGGTCGGCGGCAAGATCCTGCTCACGTCGATCGATGCCAAGGGCATCACGCAGCGTGTGGTGCATCATTATGACGGGGACCGCGTCGGTGAGGCCGTCCAGCCCGAGCCGGTGACGGATTGGCAGGCGTGGCGGGCTGCGCGCGAGAAGCCGGCGGGATCGTGGTTGAAGCGGCAGATCGCGGAGAGGAAAAAGAGGAAGAGGGCGGGGTGAGACGCCAGATTTCATTTGAACATGTGGCGGGAAAAGTCTGCCTGGCGTCCCTTTATGTAGATGTAGATAACTGCCTTAAGGATTATGGCGTGGGAACAACTTCTGATAGTGTTACGCTCAATGCTGCAACGCGAGGAGCGCAGATACAGTTCGTTGAGGTTTCCACGATGTCTCGGCAAGACGCGTTGTTGTTGTCGGAAGAAGTAGACCGTCTTTCAACATTGATTTCAGAGTCAGTTCGAGCAAGTCGAGATGGAGTTCGCTATTTCATCGAACCGACAGTCGGTGTTCTTGCTACTGCAAAGAACCGCCGACACCACATAATTTTCGGACGACGAGGTTCCGGAAAATCAAGCTTATTACAGAAGGTCGCGAGCGATCTTACGGTCAATCGCACTCCCATCGCATTCGTAGATCTCGAATCTTTTAAAGGACATAGTTATCCCGATGTTCTTGTCAGCGTGCTAATCAAGAGCCTAACGGAAATTAAAAGCTGGTTGGACACGGCCGCAACGAGCCCGGCCAGCAAGACAACTTTTTGGCAACGCTTTTTCGGATCGCAGCCTACACGCCCAGCATTCAATCGGGCGCGGTCTTCTGAGATATCAATCGAGTTTGGGAATCTCATTGAGGGCCTGACTGCTCTGCTGCACGACGCAGAAGACAAGAAAGTCAAAGACACCGCTCACGATGAAACAAGCGCAGATATTAAAGGTGTTGCCAAGGTGGGCGTTCCGGGGGCTGACGTCAGCATTTCAACTGCCTTGGCAGGGCGCACGGGGAATGAGCGACAGTCCGAGTACAGCTCTAGAAAGGTCGAAGCCCTTCATCGCAATATTATGAAGTATCAGGCTGCATTTCGCGATTTAACTACCCTTGCCGAAGGCCCCGCTTATTTGCTGTTGGACGATTTGTATCATATCCGAAAGTCTGACCAGGCAGCAGTGGTCGACTATTTTCACCGCATCGCCAAGGGAACCAATGTATGGCTCAAGGTGGGCACCATTCGGCATCGCTCAAACTG